CAGGCCTCTGCTTCACTCTATTTTCCCCTCTTTTGGAGGAAATAACGCTTTGGTCGTCCTTTCAAAGGGGCTACCGCTGCGTGAGTGACGGCAATAAGGTCGTTCTCGTTCCCAAGAATGCAAAGACTGAAAGGTCTATTGCATCGGAGCCTTCATTTGACTCGTATATCCAGCTAGGTATTGGTCGCCTCATGAGAGAGAGATTAGCCCTTCACGGGGTTAACCTCAAATCTCAGGAGACGAACCAGGACCTAGCTCGTTACGGTTCCCTTACGGGAAAGGTAGCGACGATAGACCTGTCTATGGCGTCCGATACGGCCTCAAAAACCGTTATCGAGCACCAGTTCCCGGCCGATTGGCTGGTAGCGATGAAGGCATGCCGAAGTCCCCACTGGCGACTGGGGAGGGATCGCGGGGTGTACTCCAAATTCTCTTCAATGGGAAATGGGTACACTTTCGAGATGGAGACTATTCTCTTCTATGCGACAGCAATGTCAGTAGCGGAGGTTTTGGGTCTCCCAACTTGGGAGGTTACCGTTTTTGGCGACGACATAACAATCGGAGTCGAAGGCGTTAAGCTCCTGAGCGATGCCCTAGCTTTTCAGGGGTTCACGGTAAATGCATCTAAGTCTCACGACTCGGGTGTATTTCGTGAATCTTGTGGAAAAGACTATTTTCTTGGAACGAACGTTAGACCCTACTTCGTAGAGTCTGTTCTTCGTGACGTCCGAGACCTAATAAAATTCCACAATGGGATTTTACGCGGCCTCATCCCTTCTCATCGTACTGCAGCTAAAGCACTGCGTATGGTGAGGGCAGGTGATAGGCTTTTTGGGCCATCCCTGTTGGGCGATACAGTCTTCTGGGCACCGGCTCCGCGAGGCAAGTTTAGACTTGCCTCGACGGTTTACCCGATGTTCGAGGGCTTTATCGTTAGTCACTGGGTCTTCAAGCCAGAGAAGAAACCGGTCGTATTTTTCGAACCGGCCGTGCTCGCTTCGATCTATGCACTAGGGCAGCCCTTCCGTGAGGATGAGCCGTACCTAGCGTGTGAATCGAATCCGACACGTGGCATGTCGACACTTCGCAAAC